TCCATTCTTGGTAATAATCATCTTCACTCACTCACAAATCAATTCAGAATAATTTATCAACTAATTTTATTCATAGATTTGTTGCTTTCTTGACTTCTATTCAAATTTTGTCTAATAATTCAGACAACCCTAATTTATCCCATAACCCACCATTTCGCAAGTCTTTTTCAAATACTCACTCTATTTTTGGTTTAGGTTGTATAATATTTTGATATTCTTGATTTATCCAAAACGGGTTATCTAAGCACCATTGGAGAGTATTATCACTCTCCATTATCTTTCTCATTCTCTCAAACTGCTTCATTATCTTTTTCATTGTTCTGTTTTCATTCTTCGTTAGATTTACCGTCTTCTGTATCTCAATTCTGTCCATTTACTCACATTACAGAATTAAAAACTATATCTTCTAATAATCATAAATCATTTCTGATTAACAATTTATCAGCATTTTCATCAGTAGATTTTTGATATCATCTCTCAACTCTTACCTCATTTATTGTTCTTATTCCGTGTCTAATATCCTCAACCTGTGTTTGTTTTTCTTCTTGTGTCTGTTCAAATTGGTCTCAATCTGCCTTAACCCAATAAGATTTTGCTATATCTGGTCTAAACATTTGTAAGCATTTATTTAACATATATTCAAAATCTTTTTCGTATGGTCTTATTGTTCCCTCTATAAATTCCTTTCTTAAAGTTTGTCCATTTGAATAATTAACATTATTCGTATATCAAAGAATTGTTTTAGGAACTCCAAATACTGCGGCTACCTTTTCAGTAGTTAAATTTCTTTGGTTTATAAATTCCATATCTCTTGGTGTCATTGATAGAGTTTTTATATCTTTTACTCATCAAGCAATCATTGTTTTATGGTTATTTTTACTACCTTTGAATTGTGCATCAAATTGGTCTTTCACAATCTGCATTTCATCATCAGTAAGTCATTCATCTAATAACAATAAAGCACTTGGTATTGCTGAATTTTGATAAAAGAAATAATTATTTTTCATAGCTTCCAAATCTGAAAGTCAATCATAAACTATTCAAGTCAATAATCACATTCAGTTAAATTGGTTATATATATCATCTTCCAACTTAAAGAAAGCTACTTCATTTGGTTTCAAAATGATATGTTGATTACCTCAAAAATATACATCAAAATGGTCTATCACATTTTTTTCATAATCAATATGTTTAACAACCATACGGCTATCAATCACTCTAAATCAAGCGACCTGTCCTCATTTACTTTTAACAGGTTGAATATATACTTCTCAACTTATCAAATAATTTCTGAAAATATCTGTCTTAAACTTCGCAAATGTAGGTGCTGAAAAAAGCATTTCAATATCATCTGTGAATTTATTATCATCTATAATATTCCATTGATTATCTGTAAGATAAAGTCAATTTCTCGCTACATTTTCTGAAATTTTTTTAACAGCTTGTCTTATATCTCCATTTTTCTGATATAGTTGATAGAATGTATTATTGTCAAGAACGACATCATTATCAAATAATGTTTTTAATGATATAGTAGAATTATTCATATAATAATTCTTTTTCTTAACTTCTGGTACTTGTTTTGTTATTTCATAGCCAAAAATCTTCATCTTTCTAATGATAGATAAATCTTAAATTATATATAATCATAGATTATTCGTTTCACAATTCAATTTTAGGTAGGTTTTCTGCTTTTGCCTCAATAATATCAAAACAATCAGGTACTTCAACTTTCTTGAATTTAGGGAAATCAAGTCAAGTTTCATCAATAGCTTCATTCATAATATCGCACCATTCATCATACCAAGTAGCGAATTTAATAAATTGGTCTTGAATTTCATTAGCTTTCTGAATTGCTTTTCTCATCTCATTGAGAGCATTAGCCATTAACTTCCTTTGTTCATTAAAGTTAATATTACTTTCAAGATGTCTATTTTCTTCAATCTTGAATGTAAATTCATCCACTTTTGTGAATTTTCTTTTACCTAATTCTAAGTCTGCCATATTTATAATAATTATAGAATAAAAACACGATAATTTTTAATGAGAAACCCCAATTAGTTATTATAACAAAGTTCCCCATTTTAATGGTAGATACCCCTACCTTATAATTTTATAGGTTAGGTTATTAAAACTACCTTATTTTCATCTCACCCCCCAAACCACCCCAAATAACAAATTTCTTTACCTATATAGGTTAATTTTTTTTACCTTCATATATATAAGATATAATATATAAGATATATATCCTCGGTTATTTTTTCTTTCTTTTCTCCATATCATATTTCTGTTCCCATAGCCAATCCTCATTATATTCAACTTTCTCCTCAAAATTCTGTCCTCTTTTGCGAAGCTCTTCTTTTTTCTCCTCTAAATAATTCCAAAACTCTTGAACAGTTTTACTCGTTGCGGGAGCTACCTCTCAATAGGTTTCGGACTTCCAATGTAGGAATTCAAGAATAAGTGTCTGACAAGTCAAAGTCTGCCTTGCTTCAAACCTGTCTTTGCTTCGTTCTTTTGTTCAAGCTCTTGGTTTTTGCATTTTATCATATAGTAGAGATAAAAAAACTTTTTGTTTTATCTGTCAAAGCAAATAACATACTATCTATACGGTCATCGTGTTCAACATTTGGAAATGTTAATAATTCATCAACTAATTTATCACAACCGACATTATTTGCTATATAAACATTCAAATTTTCAAACAAGATTTGTTTCTCCATTAACCTTGTTGTTTTGTCTTTATGAGTTTTAACTTCTTTTGTTGCCATTCACATACTCATAAATACAGTTCTTAATACTTGTTGGAATGCTACAGTTTCAACTATCACTCTATTAGCTTTTCGTTTTATATATAATTGTTTAATAATCTGTGAAGCATTCTTAATATTTTTGTCCCTACCTTGTAAAGCTATACATTCCAATATGTATCTATTTTCCCCTCTAAATCAACAAACTGTAATTGCGAAAAAGTCTGTTCCTTGTTTTTCAGATACAGCAGGGTCTATTCCTATCTGTATTAAATCAAATTTCATATTATCGTCGTAGTTAAACCTCTGTATCATATCTCTCGTGATAATATGTTGTCATTGAACATATGGCTTCAAAAGGTAGTTTTGTTCAAATGATATTGCTCATAATCTTCTCCTTTCTCACTCCAAACTTGTATATTTTTTATTTCATTCTGTTATATTTTTATTTAATTCCATTGCCTCTTTATCCGTTTCAACAAATCTATCCCAAACAATTCTACCAAAATCATCATAGATAGGTAAAAAAATAACTTCCCACGAACTATCTCACTTAATATGTTCTCTAAATCTCGGAACTAATCAATCTTCGTAAATAGTATTTCATAAAAAAACTATCTGTGTATTACTTGTCGTTCCTCATAGAACTTCATTAAGCATAAATTCAAAATTCTTATCTATCTTTTTCTGACTTTGAGTAGAAGCAATAGTATCTACATCATCAAATATTAGTAGGTCTGGTCTGAATTTTCAATCTGAAGCTGTAAAGTTTTTTCACCTCGGACTTGTTCATAAAGACATTGCTCTAACATAACATTCATTTTCTGTCACGAATTTATCCAATCTTTTAATTTTTTTCTGTCATTTTCTATTTATAGTTTCAGGGTAATATAGGTTTCAAAAATCATTTACAAATCTATTTCAACTTTCTGTATCAGGTATAAAAGAGTTAGCTACATAAGTAAGGTTTTCCTCTGCATTATCTATTGTTTGAGAATATCGCATAATATTTCTCCTTAATCTATAAGCTATAACATAATTCAAAAACATTTGTGCTATCGTAGTTTTAGCACAACCACGAAATCATTCAAAATAAACATTTCTTCATTCCTCTAATGCTTTATAATATTTTAATAAACAAGGTGGTGTATCAAAACTATAATATTCTCTGAAATAAAATTGACAGTATCTGAAAAAAAAGTGCTTAAAATATTCCTTTCTGAAATATTTATTCGTTCTGATATTATTATAAATCTGTGTCTGTTTCTCAGCCGAAAGCATCTAATGTTTCAGTATTAGTTAAAAAGTTATCTATTTGTTTAGCAAATTCACTTTCCTGTTCTTCCATTTCCTGCTTTTTAATCTCCTCTAATGTTCTTTCATCTCACTTATCAATTAGTATTTCCTGTAATAAAGCCTTATCCTCATCGTTAAGAGTTTCTGTTCATTGAAATTGAATTGTTTGTTGTTCTCAATATATCTTAGGTTGTCTAAGTTTTAATCGTTTAAGTATAAATTCATAATCATTGAAATCATTACTCGTAACGGCTTGCATAATCTTTCTTTTTCATATTCTGAAAGGAAAATCTCTCGCCGCATTTATCCTTGACTTAAATTCCTCGTTTTGATAATAATTATTATAAAATGTACTAATTGGAATTCCTGCTTGGTGGCAAGCTTCCTCAATAGTGAAATCTGACATTAAAGATTTTTCTAATACTTGAACTTTATCCTCTGTTAAAACCGTTTTAGGTTTTTGAATTGCTCAAAATCATTCTTCCTCTATTAAATCTTTCGCCTTTTTAATATCAGGTTTATTTCATTCCTCTCAATAAGGGTCTGCTTGATATTTTTTTATTTCCTCCTCTGTTAGTTCCATTTTACTAATTTTTTAGATAAAATTTTTCAGGGTTTAACCCTAACAAAGAATGCACTTCATTTTCACTTAAATATCAAATCAACTTCTCTTTTAGCATAATCTTTTACCTCAAATCAAAAATCATAGTTCTTACCTGCTACCATTCAATAAACTTGAGTTAAGGTTTTCCTCATAGCCTCAATCTCAAATTTATTTAATTTCATAGCCTTACTTATTTCCAATATTCCCCTCATCTCAATTTTCGGTAATTATCTAAAAATTCTCAATATTTAATTCGGGCATCATATCACAATCTCAATCTCTTTCCTGCTAATCAAGGTGCAAATATATTTAATCATTCTTTTTTACATTGTTTGGCATCTTTCATAATCAATTTTCAATTAGAATACTGACATATTCTCGCAAATTTTCAACCTGCTAACCAACTCGTACTATCTACTGAATAGAATGGATAAGTTCTTAAAAACCTCGCAATAGTAATTCAGAAGCCGTGTAATTTAGTTTTATGTTTAATAGCAATTTTGAAACAATAGTTAATATATTTTTCTTTTGTTTCATTACTTCAATGAAATCAGCTAACTCAACCTATTCAAACATAATCATATTTTTCACAATATTCCTCTAACAAAGATAAATCTCACGAAACAAAATCACTTGCGTGATATACAGGCAAAATAGATAATCAAGTTTCTTTTTCTAATAATGCTTGATTATCTAATGTTTCCTTTTTGCTTCCTGTATCCATATTAGCAATAACCTCAAATCTTTTTCAGTATTTTTGTAAGAATTTAACATAATCATTGACATCTAATTTTAGTCAAGAATTACGAATTGAATAACCTCAACTATCAAGAAAAATATCCTTAATGTTAGATATATCCATTTTTTCATTAAGTTCAGGAAAAGCAACCAAACCGTGTTCAACTACCTCGTTTGGAAAGTAATGTTTTAATGTTTTTATTCAGGATAAGTATATTTTCATTCTTCTACAAGTTTGTTAAATATTTCTTCTCTTGCTTTACAACTTGGACACATTCCACAAGGTTTATCGTCGTCATTATAACAAGTTCGTGTCTTTTCATAAGGTACTCACATTCTAATTCAATCTAATATGAGTTCTTCTTTAGACATAAATATGTATGGGACATATAATTCTACCTTATGAGCATCGCAGATTTTTAATACCTCTCACATTTTAGAGCAAAAATCAACAGAACAATCATAATCAAAACCTCAACCGTGAATTCATATTCATAAAATATCGGCTTTTAATTCTTGAGCATACATAGCTCATAAAGAAATTAAGAATAAATTTCTACTATGAACAGTATAATCTTCCTGTGGTCAAAGATAAATTTCGTCATCA